CAGAATTTGTTGCAAATGCGGGGTATGTATACGAAGACTACGTAGATGACATAATGTCTCACACAGCCAGCTATACATTAATTCTAAAAAGCTTCTTTGGTCAAAGGTATTTGGATATTTCAACAAGCTCTTATTGGCAAGACTATGCACCACTATCCTACTTTGCAAAAAGTACTAATACACTAAACGGTAATTTAAGGTATGGTGTTGATTTTATTCAGTACAATGCTGACACAATGATACCCTTGTTTTTTGATGAAGACAATTACGATACCTCAAACTCAATTGTAAAGACATATATTTCTTTTCAATTTGTAGAATCTGGGCCAACAAAAACAGATGATTCTTTTGCCTCTACCGCTCCAATATCAAAAGGAAGAGTTGTCGAGCCAGGTTCAGAATGGCTAACAACAAAGTATGAGGTTGTGGATGGAACCATAATCTATCCACCGCCAGGAATTGATATAAACAATATAGCAATCGTCATGCACGTAGAAATGACATCTCCTGGCATAATTAAAAACCCTATCAGAATTAGACATTTGCAATTAGCTGGAAAATCTTTTAATGCTGGTACAGCAAATCCAGTAAAAACAAAATTCGGGGTATCTTTATTCCCATATAAAAAGTATGGAATATATTATGACTACCAAGCAAAGAATCCGTACACCATCTACAAAGGAAGCACACCACATCTTTACCTAAGCAAAAATAGCGGCATAGAACTTACTGGAGACTTCTCTGAGGGCAACAGAGGCCTTTCTCTGACAGTAAACAGAGAAAGACGATCTGAATATGAGCTATCTGTTGTACAGCTTTCTATGAGGTTTACAAGAAACGACTTAGTCACCGAACCGCTAGCCATTATGGAAATTGAAAACAACACAGCGGCAGATCTAATTAAAATTTGGATAGAACCAATTCTTCCCGAAAGCAAAAGATTCAGAGTCTATGCAACGGACGGTAGCTCAAACGTTTTAGATAGCGTAGAGTTTTTTATAAATGGAGAGCGTTCGAACAATCCTGTAGTGTCTGTAAATGACTGGAACATGTTGGCAATAGCTTTTGTTCAGCCCGTATCTATGGACGGTATTTCTGGAAGAATAAACTTTATTGGGCCAATCATGTTTAACAATGTATCCTACTATGCACTTAATGCATCTCAAAAAGCCAAGCTTGAAATTCTTGAACAAGAAGAGTATGTCGGAATAAATCCCTCGAACATATACAGCATATTTACTGGGACAAACAAAATAATTACTGGAGATAACATACCACTCTCGCCAAAGACTTACCAATATTCTTTGATAACTGACCTAAACATACAGTCTGCAACCATCAAACCAGTATAATGTGTTATAATTAAACCATGAAAGCTGATAGAAAAGATCAAGTTGGTAAAAGCAAGGTTAGTTTTATCGACAAAGGATATAATTGGGGCATTTACGTATGGAAAAAGTCCAATGGCAAGTGGTTTACTGATGGAAACGGTAACATTTTAAACATTCCGTCAACGAAAGACGACATATCAAAGATTGCTGAGCTAAGGTCTGCAGCAGCTTATCACGGAGAACCAGATGGCCAGCCAGTTTTCTTTTCTGGATTAAGCAGGGTATCTGACGAAGAATACAGTGAGCAATTAGACAGAATGAAGAGCGGTCTTATTCCCAATCTAAATGACCTTGGTGCCGTACACGCAGCCCAGCAAACAGTTAAAGCTTATGGTAGCGAAGACTAATGCCTGATTACGTTATTGGCGCATCGTTGCCACCAGAAGAATACGAAGAAGATCATTTTAAGAAACAAGATTTGTTTAGTCAGAGCTGGGATGTTCTAAAAAATCTGTCTGGCTTAGAAACAAACTTTAAGAGGCGTTCTTCCAGAATCTCAAAGGCAATGGAGATGCCTCCAACTAATCAGTACCTCAAAGATGCCAAAGCAGTTGCGTCTGGAACTGGCGGTACACAATCAAAAGAAATTAATCCAGGAGATGTTTTTCGTAATGGCTACGGCCTATTCGATGTAATTACACCACCCTGGAATTTATACGAACTTGCAAACTACTACGACACTTCATTTGCTAATCACGCGGCTATTGATGCTAAGGTAGAAAACATTGTTGGACTAGGATACGACTTTACTGTATCTACTAGAACAATGATGAAGCTAGAGGACATGAATAATCTTGAATCAGTTGATCGTGCAAGGAAAAGAATTGAACGATCTAAGATTTTTATGCGTGATTGGCTAGAAACTTTAAATGATGAAGAATCTTTTACAGAAACTTTAACAAAGTTTTACACAGACGTTCAGGCCACAGGAAATGGATACTTAGAGATTGGAAGAACTGTAGGTGGAGAAATTGGATACATTGGACACATACCATCGACTACAATGCGTGTGCGCAGATTGCGTGACGGGTACGTACAGATAATTGGTCAGAAGGTAGTATACTTCAGAAATTTCGGGGCAAAGAACCCAAACCCCATGACAACAGACCCAAGACCAAACGAGATTATTCACTTTAAAGAATACTCTCCGCTAAACACATTCTATGGCGTACCAGACATTATGTCTGCTATATCTTCCCTACATGGAGATCAGCTAGCATCACAATACAACATTGATTACTTTGCTAACAAGGCTGTGCCTAGATACATTGTAACCTTAAAGGGTGCCAAGCTGTCATCTGATGCTGAGGACAAGCTTTTTAGATTCCTTCAGACTAACCTAAAAGGTCAGTCTCACAGAACTCTGTACATCCCACTACCTGGCGATTCTGACAACAACAAGGTTGAGTTTAAGATGGAGCCGATTGAGAGCGGGGTACAAGAAGCATCCTTCAAAGAATATCGTACACAAAACAGAGATGACATTCTTATTGCCCACCAGGTGCCACTATCTAAGATCGGTGGAGGAGATACCAGCGCTATTGCTGCTGCACTTGCTCAGGACAGGACGTTTAAGGAGCAGGTATCAAGACCAGCACAGCGCAACCTAGAAAAGATTATTAACAGAGTGGTCAAAGAACAAACAGATCTTATTGAATTTAAGTTTAATGAATTAACGCTGACTGATGAAATTGCTCAGTCTCAAATTCTAGAGCGTTACGTAAAGACGCAGATTATGGTTCCTAATGAGGCAAGAACTGTTTTGGGCTTGCCACAAAGACGGGACGGGGACGAGCCTTTTGAAATGACATCTCGCCAGTCTGCAGACATGAGAGCCAATACTGCCAGGAATAGGCAAAGAGACACCGACAGGTCAAACGCCCAATCAGATAGTCCTGGAACAGTAGATGGAAGAAATGCTCAGGGCGAAGGCCCAGCATCAGAATAATCACAGAAATATAACTTTTATAAAAAAGGGTTGTATAATGGAGTAAGTATGACTATTTCAAAAGCTCATTGGGCTACTGAAGGCGATAGCGTTCGCCTATCAATGCCATTCACAAAAATCGATCAAGACAGAAGGATTGTCTCTGGTTTTGCGACTCTTGACAACGTTGATCGTCAGAACGATATTGTTACCGCAGAAGCAAGCGTAGACGCTTTCTCTAAGTTCCGTGGCAATATTCGTGAAATGCACCAGCCATCAGCTGTAGGGAAAATGGTAGATTTTAAAGAAGACAAATACTTTGATCCTGAAACAAAAAAGTTTTATCGAGGCGTATACGTTTCGGCCTATGTCTCTAAGGGTGCTCAGGATACCTGGGAAAAGGTTCTTGACGGCACTCTCTCTGGATTTTCCATTGGTGGGAAAATGCTTAAGTGGGATGATGGCTATGACGCCAAGGCCGACAGTAATGTACGCATTATTAAAGAATATGATTTGGTAGAGTTGTCTCTTGTAGATTCCCCAGCAAATCAGTTTGCCAACATTCTATCTATCGAAAAAATTGACGGGGTAGATGTCATAAAAGGTATCGATGCAGATACAGTTATTGAAAATGTCTTTTGGGATGCACAATCAGATATTGTAATTATTTCAAATAATGACCTAGAGGTTAGTCCAATTAACGGAGAAGTAATGCAGAATATTGGTTTTGTAGAAAAATCTGATACTGAAAAAGCAGACATGATAAAGTTCTTAGTTGATAGTGCTAAAGGCATTGATCTTTCTAAGATAACAAAGGAGGTAAATCCTATGACAGATACAACAGAAAATGTTGTCGAGATTGAAAAATCTGACGATGTTGTTGAAGAAGTAGCGGTCGCTCCAGAGGCAGATGCCCTCATTTCTGACATCGAAAAGTCTGAGCACATGGACGAAGAGTCTATGAAGTCTGCAAAAGACAAAAAGATGGAAGATGAAGAAGATGAAGCAGAGAAAGCCGACACCGAGGAGAAGTCCGAGGAAGAGGTTAAGAAGTCTGAAGAGTCTGACGAGGTATCAAAATCAGACGAGACAACTGTAGAGGCAGTTGCTCAAATCAAAGACGTTCTCACATCAGCCTTTAGCGATCTAACAGAAACTGTTAAGTTCCTTAACGAACAGATTTCTGAGCTTAAGAAATCAATCGGAGCTGTTTCTGAAGAAGTTACTGCAGCCAAGCAGGGTCTTCAGGATACAACTGCTCGTTTTGATGAGTTTGGGAAGCGTGTCGATGCTGTAGAGCAGGACACGGCTTTTCGTAAGTCTGGCGATCTAGGCGAGATCGTACAGGAGCAACCAGTAATGGTTGAAAAATCCCTATGGGGCGGTCGTTTCCTCAAAACAGCCGACTTGTTTCAATAATACAAAATCACTTAGGAGGTGACAATATGTCGGAAGAGATTACAAAGAATCAGCCAGGTGACGCTGGCGACCTCGGTGGAACAGCTCCAGGTGCTTACCAAGCACAGGGTGGCTTTGCATCAGGTGGCATCGGTGGAGTAGCTAACCCAGGGAATAACACCCTAGGCAATATTCCAACCGCTGAGTTTGGTGTTACAGATGGTCCAAATGCCGTTAATCCTTCGGGTGACGCTGCAAGCGGTATTCTACGTCCAGAGCAAGCTCGTCGTTTTATCGACTACGTTTGGGATGGAACTGTTCTCGCCAAAGATGGTCGTCGTGTAACTATGCGTGCCAACACAATGGAACTTGAAAAAGTTAACGTTGGTGAGCGCGTTATTCGTGCAGCTGCACAGGGTTTGGGAGCATACTCAAACACTGGCGCAACGTTCAGCAAGGTGGAGCTTACAACTAAAAAGATCCGTCTTGACTGGGAGGTCACATCAGAGGCACTCGAAGATAACATCGAAGGTGCAGCTCTTGAAGACCACATCGTTCGTTTGATGACAAATGCATTTGCAAATGACATTGAAGATCTAGCAATTAATGGTGATGGCTCCACTGGAGACTTCCTTTCCATTATGGACGGGTTTATCCACACAGCTACCACTGGAGATGCTCACGAAGCAGTAGTTACTGTTACTGACAATCAGTGGACACCAGAGGTTATGCAGGAGCTAATCCTTGCTCTCCCCCGCAAGTACCGCGCACTTAAGAACAACCTTAAGTTCTACGCTGGTACTGACGCATTCCAGGGCATTGTTAAGAATAACGGTACTCTAGCTGATGCAATTGCTGAAGCCTTTGGCTCCCCAGCAAACACTGAGCGTAATGCTCAGGCCTACCTTGACGGCGTTGGCCAGACATTCGGTGGTGCTCGCACCACTCGTGTTCTAGGCATCGATGTCATGGAGGTTCCTTACTACCCTGCAGGATATGTCGACTTGACATTCCCACAGAACCGTATCTGGGGCTTCCAGCGCGACATCACGGTTAACCGTGAGTACGTTGCCAAGAAGGACACTGTTGAGTACACCGTATTCGTACGTTTTGGTATTCAGTGGGAAGAGGAAGACGCTGTTGCATATGCTGACGCAGATGCATCTGACAGCTAATCCAATTTAACATCCTCGAATCGGGGGGCAGGGGGAAACCTCTGCCCCCCTTTTCAATTAACCTGATATAATTGTTTTAGGAGGAATAATGTCTAACATCAATGAGACAACTAAGAAAAATCCTGTTCCCAAAAACTTTCAGAACAATACAATAACAAACTCTAGAGGACACTCTAAGCCTAAAACAGAGATGAACGTAATAACTCCTATTGAAAGTGGAGCAATTGGTACTGGCAAAGTAGCCATAGAAAAAAGGGTAAACAAAGACTTAGCTCCAAAAAAAGTAGTAGAGAAGGTGGCGTTGTTTTCTACAAAAAACGTTTACTGGTCAGGACTTGGGAAAATTCTCAAAGGGTACAACATTGTTAAAAAAGATCTATCTGCACAGTGGCTAACTTTAAGTTATATTAGAGAAGCAACTCCAGAAGAAGTAGCAAGGGAGTATGGAGCATAACAATGGATATCCTAAGAGTACCCTCTTTGGCAACTAATGCTATTATTACAGGGCTAACTGCATCAACAGAATATGAATATACTATTCTTGATGATGTTGATCATTCTGTTATAAGTGGAAGTGCAACTACAACTGCCGCTGGAAAGTTGACGGTTACGCTACCCTCGGAATATGACGGGGTATACACAGTAACAGTAGATGACGAAGACTACTATTTTAATGTTGTTCGACCATATGTTGACCCAACAACAAAGGCAACCACAGCAACAGAGATAAGAGAATACTCTGGGCATGAAGAGCTAGCCAGAGCTATTATAGACTCTGTGGTAGCAGAAGGTTTTTACTACAGAAAAAAATTTATTGAAACTGTAGGTCTTGGCTCAGACTACATCCCTGTTTGGAATAAAGCAAATAAAGTTTTAAAGTTATACGAAAACAATGTTTTGCTATACGATGCCGCTAACCCAGAAGATTATACAACATCTTATGTTTTAACAAACGATAAGACTGCAATTATAGAAGCAAGTTCAGATGAACTAAACAGGCTTGAGGGCGCACCTATTACGATACCAGCCGCACCTTCTGATCTTCAAGATATAAAATATTTTTATAGAGGATTCCCCAGGTCATTTGACTACAGGATTTTAATTACTCACGGGTACACAACAATCCCATCAGATATAAGAAAAGCCGCAGAGCTTCTTGTAGAAGATATTGCTTGCGGTAAACTTGAGTACTATCAAAGATATATTACTGGATACAGCACAGATCAGTTTAAGCTACAGGTATCACAGGCTTCCTTCTCTGGAACAGGAAATCTTATTGTAGATAAGATACTGTCTAATTATGCGAGGTATTACGGAACTCCAGGAGTGCTGTAATGAATTGCGACACCAAAGACTATCGCTTCCCTATGCAGGCAGAGATATATTATCCTATGATAGACCAAAGCGCTTACGGCAATATTTCAAAGACTTGGACTTACGATAGAACTGTACCCTGCAATTTTGTTTACGGGGGCATAAAAACCAAAGAAGAAGTTGTTGTTAACATTAACATATCTGAAGATTCTATTCTTATAGGCAGAACAAGGCTAGACCCAAGGACTAGTTCTTTTGGAGAAAGTTTTGCTCTAACAAACATACTTCTTACAAATATAAAAGATAAAAATTGCAACGAGATTTACACAGAAACGGGTGGGCCAAGAGATGGAAAATCAACACTGTTTGAGATAGCTACCATGCAGCCATTCATAAACCCATTTGGCAGTGTTGACTATTACAGGATAATTCTTAGAAGGTCTGAGAATCAGGAGTTTGACGTATGATTAGCGTAAAGATAGATGCCAACAAACAATTTTCAAGAGAGATGAATAACTTGGTTAACTATTCCCTGGGTTTTGTCGAGGGTATAGGAGCAGGCAAACATTTATTTTTTGCAACAGTCGGAGAAAAAGTAAAAGAAATACTATCCTCATTCATAGACTCTATGGCTAGGCAAAGCCCAGAAACCTTACACCATGTTTATGAGTGGCATCAAACAGGAAGTCCAAGCTCAAGACTTTTTGATATTAACTATACTGTTAGCAATCTTGGCCTTTCTCTAAAGTCTACCTTTAGGCAATCTACTTCTATCAAAAACGGATCAAAAGTTCCTTTTTACAATAAAGCAAACCTTATGGAGTTTGGAGTTTCTGTAACAATTGCACCAACTTCCTCAAATGTTCTTGCCTTTGAAGATAATGGCCAACAAGTATTTACAAGCAGTCCAGTTAGAGTAGACGAGGTTGGGGGAGGAGCAACAACAGGTTCTTTCCAAAACGCTTTTGATCTTTTTGCAAATAGCTATCTTTCCCAGGCATTTATGCAAACAATTGGAATTAACAAGAAATTTGGCAATCTAGATATATACAAGAAAAACTTACGTGCTGGCCTTCGTGGGGGTAAGTCTGTAGGAATATCATCTGGATATAGATGGGTAGTTAACCTAGGAGTGGGGGCATAGTGGCAATTACATATCCACCAGTACTTATTAACGAATACCTAGCTGAAAAGGTGCCACAGAGGCTCCCAGGGCGTTTCAAGGGTGATTTTAGGTTCTTCCCCACGCTACCAACAGATATTAATGCATTGGTCAAGCAGTTTCCAGCACAAGCCAACGATGTTTTCGGGGTATACGACAGAATGTTTAGACTAAATAGAAAGCCCTTCCCTCACGTAAAATGTGAACAACTACTATATTACTTTTATAAAATAAACAGTGACCCAGAAGCACTAATTGAAACGGTACAGGTAATACACGATCTGCTTGATAGAAAAGATGAATCCGCACAAGAGGTAAATGCCTGGATATCCTCTAAAGCAAATAATGCAGGACTTGTAACCTTTGGTACAGGCAGACAACAAAGAACCTTTAAGCCAGTATTCTTTCACGAAATGAATATTTTTTCTTTGGAAGAAGCCAGGGACATTGTTGCTAACCAAACTACAAGAACTTTTGCTGCAACTAAGCTAATAGTTAACTACGATTACCATGTTCAAAATTATTCATAAAAGGTATATATAATTATATTGAGGAAACACGCCCATATTTCATTATAGAAAATGAGGTGAAAAACTATGGCATATACTCGTGGAAATAGCTCACAAATTATTGTGGGTGCCGCTGCGCTATTCACTTACGAAGCAGGACTGTTGGCTGACACCGACCTTCCAAACGTTGTTGAAGATGTATCTTACAAGACAACACTTTCAGATGACGCTGACTTCCGTAACGTTGGATACACAATGAACGGCCTTGAGATCGTCTTCCAGCCAGACTTCGG